ACCTGTAACACCTGAGGGTGTAACTACAGCTAGGCTTATAGGGTATGTTGAATTAGGATACCAACCTCAGAGACCTTATCAGGGACAAGAGAAACCTGATGCACCTATGGTAACATTAACATGGGAGCTTAACGGCCCAGCCTACATGAAGAATGTAGCTAAGGATGGGGAAGCTGAGAATATAGTACCAACAATTCATAGAGAAACAATTAAGCTTTCTACTAATGAACGTGCTAAGTACTTTAAGCTGTTTAATAAAATGCGTAGACCTAACTCGGATGTCGTTCACATGGCACAGATGGTAGGGTCAGGATGTATAATAAGAATAAAACATAACACCTCAAAGAAGGACCCTAGTATTAAGTACGCTAACATCTATACTCCTGTAGATGGCTGGATGGTTTCACCACCTATCGAAACATCTGCAGCTACTAATGAGACTAGAGAAGTTCCTGTACCTGCTGCTGTCGGACCATTACAAGTATTCCTTTGGTCTGCACCTAGCATGGACCAGTGGAACTCACTATACCAAGACGGTACATATACCAGAAAGGTTGATGGTGTTGATGTAGAACTAAGCAGAAACTTCGTACAGTTTAAAATACTAGGTGCATCTAACCTAAGTGGTTCTAAGCTAGAGAGTATGCTGATTGAGAACAATGCACTCAAGACTACACTAGAGGCTAAGGCTATATCAGACTCGGCTTACAACAACACTAAGCCTGTTGTAGTAGAGACCCCTGCCCCTGTAGCAGTAGCTGCAGCAGTGGAGGATAATCCTCTAGAGTTACTTGGCCTTGCATAATGACTAACTTGCTAGACCAGATAGACTTCTCTGATTTAGATAACAACGTACACTCTATGGTCCTGGGCGGTTATGCTGCTCAGGTTCCAGGGAGAGTTGCACATATAGATGCTGACTTCATAGCGTATCAAGTAGCCTGTGAGACAAGAGATGAACTCGATGGATTGAAACCCAGGAGAACTCTGGAGCAGATGAAAGAACAAGTCAGGTCTATAGCAGACTATCAAACTAAATTAGTAGGAGCAGAGAGCTATGTATTATATATCACTCCACCAGCCTCAACTAAGGGCGGACGGTCCGATACTGCGGTTGCCAAGGAGTACCAGGGTAATAGGAAAGGACGGGTTAAACCTGAACACCTTGATACCATTAGAGCCTACATGGGTGAATCTTTGCCTTCTAACATCTCCCTCAATCAAGAAGCGGATGATGCTTTATGTCAGGCGATGTATAAGGCAATGGAAGAAGGCAATCCAGACCTTCATGTCCTCTGTTCTAAGGACAAGGATTTAAATATGGCCCCAGGATATTACTGGGATTACAATGAACAACTAGTACTTAACTGTGAAGATACATTCGGATGGATAGGATTAGATAGAAGTAAGAAGTCACCTAAGGTAGTGGGTAGAGGAACCAAGTTCTTCTGGGCGCAGCTGTTAATGGGTGACGCAGCAGATAACATATTAGGATTACCTAGCTACCATGAGAACGGTAGAGACCATAAGTGTGGTCCTGTTACTGCATATAACTTCTTGAAGGATGCTAAGTCAAACATAGAATGCTATGACATAGTAAGAGATTTATATAAAGGAAGTAAACATGAATGGATTAATTGGAGAACTGGTAGCAAGACTACTTGCTATCATAGTTTGTATGGTGATGCTAATAGCCTATGGCTTTTACGTTATCCTGGTGACAGTGTCGATGCTTTTCTACGGGAGACTCTGGAGGAGAAAGAAAAATGAAATACGAGAAACTGAGAACAAGCCAGATAAAAAGCGTGAGAGCTTTACTATTAAAGAAACAAAATAATACTTGTCCTTTATGTGAAGGTAAGATAGGTACAGCTAGGTCAAAGAAGAGACCTGCTTTAGACCATGACCATACTACAGGTATAATACGTGACGTGTTATGTATTAACTGTAATGGTATGGAAGGTAAGATATGGAACCTGCTTAGACGTATGAAGAAAGGAGAGGCTAGAAATATTTTAAGTAAGTTACTTGAATATTACGAGCGTCATGACCATATGCCACATGGAGCTATACTACATCCGACACATTTAACTGACGCAGAAAAGAGAGACAGACGTAACTTAAAGCAGCGCAAGAAAAGAGCTGAGGCTAAAAGGAACAAGTAATGAAAACCATAGGAGAGCAACTAGACTGGGAGCACAACATGGCTACTCGCGGAGTCGAAAGATTCCGCAAGCAGCAAGCTGAAGCTACTGAGTCTAGAGGACACGAGACTTCTGCTGGCAGCAGACTTCTCAAGTCCTACGTCATAACTATATCAGATAGAATTGCTCTTTACTTAGAGGGCAAGCACCCTGACAGTAGACGTAGGAACAAGTTCAGTAAGTTACTGGATACAATAGATACAGATAAGGTTGCTATGATAGCCTTAAGGAATGTTATAGCATCCGTGTTTAAGAATGGTACAGGCATAGCAAGCATATCTATTCAGATAGGTAGGCAGTGTGAGGACGAGCTGCGCTTAACCAAGTTTCAAACAGAGTACAAAGAATACTACGATAGTCTTATACGAGACATGCAGCGTAAGAACATAGCTAACTACAGGCACAAGAGAACTGTACTTACTGCTAAAGGTAAGGACAGAGGATTACTGTGGGAAAGTTGGTCAGAGCAAGATGCCTTTGGTGTTGGTGCTCTGGTTATATCTTTGCTCATGGAAGTGTGTGACCTAGTAGAGCGCAATGATGCCCCTGCTAGTAAAGGCTACATGAAGGGACAATCTATGTTAGTACCTACTCAAGCATGTTTAGATTGGATATCTAATCATGATGAGGTAGTAGAGCTAACTAGTCCAGATAGAATGCCTTGCATAATACCACCAGCTAATTGGATATCGGTAACAGATGGAGGCTTCTGGTCTCCTAACCTACGTAAGAGAACGCCTTTGATTAAGTCTAAGCTTATGAGTAAAGAGCGAGAGATTATGTATGCTGAGGCAGATATGCCTGGAGTATTGAATGCAGTTAACACAATGCAAGCAACTGCTTGGAGAGTTAACACTAGAGTTAAGGCTGTGTTAGATGAGGTATGGGCTAAGAACTTGGGCTGTGGTATGCCACGCTCTGAACCTTATGTATTCCCACCTTGTCCATTAGAAGAGCACCAGATAGCAGCTGAGCTGCCTTACGATAGCCCTGAGCTTGCTATGTTCAATGAATGGAAAGTAGTTACTAGAGAGCTGCATACCCAAGAGAAAGAACGAGTAGCCAAGAACCTAGCTCTCATACGTACTATGAGACTAGCTAGAGAGATGGAGAAGCATGATAACTTCTGGTATGTATACCAGTGTGACTTCCGTGGTAGAGTATATGCAGCTAGTGCTGGGTTAACTCCTCAGGGTACTGACCACAGTAAAGCTTTGATTGAGTTCAGTACAGGTGATGCCTTGACTGATGAGAATGGGCTACGCTGGTTCATGATAAACGGTGCTAACAAGTATGGTAATGATAAGGTAAGCTATGAAGATAGGATTGCTTGGGTACAGGACAACAAAGATTTTATTATAGAATGCGCTAATGACCCTATAAGTAACAGAGGTTTCTGGGCTAACTCAGACAAGCCTTTCCAGTTCCTTGCTTGGGTATTTGAATGTGCTGATATGTTTAAGTTGAGTAACCCTTATGAGTTCGTATCTCACTTACCTGTAGCACTAGATGGTAGCTGCAATGGACTACAACACTTCTCTGCTATGCTATCAGATGAAGTAGGGGGTAAGTCAGTTAACCTATCCCCTAACACTTTACCTGCTGATATATATCAGGATGTAGCTAACGTGTGCTATGCTAAACTATTAGACCGAGCAAAGCTAGGAGAGGCTCCTGCTATCAACTGGCTGAAGGCTCTAGGTCCAAAAGGTATGTCACGTAAGCTACCTAAGAAACCTGTAATGACCCTGCCTTATGGGTCAACTCAACAGGCATGTACTACTAGTATATACAACTACGTGACTGACAATCTTTCAAACAAGTTCGATAAGAATACATTCTTTAAACATTCTATATACCTTAACCCATTGCTATGGGCCTCTATAAACGAGGTAGTTATAGCAGCTAGGGCAGCTATGGATTGGATACAAGAGTGCAGCGTTATACTTGCTAGGAAGAATATACCATTGAAGTACTACAGTCCTTTAGGATTCCCTGTACTACAAGCTACACAGAAGTACAAGTCTAAACAGATACGTACACAAATCAATGGTAACTTACAAGTAAGAGTAGCTACTTACACAGACCAATTAGATACTAGGAAGCAGCGTCAGGGCAGTAGTCCTAACCTAGTACACCATGTGGATGCTTGTCATATGATGATGGTTGTCAATGCGTGTTCAGGTAACGGGGTATCTAACTTCGCTATGATACACGATGACTTTGGTGTACCAGCTAAGTACGCAGCAGACTTACAGAAGAATATAAGGCAGCAATTTGTAGCATTGCATAACTACAACGACGTACTACAAGACTTTAAACAACAACATGAAGACGTTTATGACGTAGAATTACCGAGCTTACCTAGTAGAGGAAGCTTGGATATAACGGAGGTACTTAACTCAGACTACTTCTTTAATTAACTTAGTGCTTCTCTATAGAGATATAACGAAAGGAGGTATTATGTCCTATGCAGATTTATCTAAGGACGACCAAGTACTTACCGCTATAAAATTTATAGCTGTGGGTTCAGAGATACCCTTAGAGTTACAAGAAGAACTAGGTTCTGAATTAGTTTATGAGGTAAGTAATCCTATTAAAGGAGACTAACTTGAAAATAGAATCGAAGACTACAGACGGACACGTTAGCCAGTCGGTTAGACGTATCCTGACATTTATGACTGCACCCTCTACCTTACAACGAGGTGATGGTGAGTTTGGTATAGGCTCTGAACATGCTAAGGCTGAAATAAGAGCTGCATTGTCAGAAGTATTAGGGAGGTATCCATGGTACGAAGGGCCTTAGTATCAGACGTAGACCATATATTAGATATCGCAGAGGTATTTAATGATGACTATGGACTACCAAAAATAAATAGAGAAAGAGCGCGTATAACCTTGTTAGGTTTTATCAAACATGGTGTAGTGTTCTGTTCAGACGCTGGGGCTATAGTAGGCATGACCTACTCAGACCCCTTCAGAGACAGAACCCTGCTGCTAGAAATAGGTTGGTACGCTGATGGTGGAGGAATGACTGGCGTTAAGTTACTTAACACATTCATTAAGGAAGCCAAGAAATTAGAGGTAGATGCAGTTATTATGAGCACCTTAAGCAATAGTGATTTACGAATTGGTAAGTTCCTGGAGCGACAAGGCTTCTCAGTATCTGAAACATCCTATACTCTAGAACTAGGAGGACATATAAAATGTCTATTATAACAGGAATACTTGCTGCAAAGCAAGCTAAGAAAAATAGAAGAGCACAAGAGCAAGCCAACCAAGAGGCAGAGACAAGAGCTATAGAAGCAGCTGCTTTATCTGAGACTCAGGAAGATACTGGTGCGGATATAATATTTGGTGCAGCTAAAGGTGGACGGACGTTACTACGTAGACGCCCGACACAAGGCCCAACAACAGGGCCTAGACCAAGGCTTATGGGATTAGGTGGCTTCGGTGGAGGAGACCCTGGCAGAGGCTATAACAATATGAGGCTGCTATGAGTACTTATCCAAACCCTAAGGGAAACATTGGTCAAGTCTGGATGCAGATGTACCAAGAGAAGGGTGACTTACTGGAGCGCAGTGAAGCTTATGCTAGATGGACTCTAGCTAATATACTTCGTGCTGATAGAGAGACACACCAACAGAATACAGAAATGACTAAAGGTTCTGTGATGATGGGAGCTAAGTGGGTTAATCACTTAGCCAATAGAATAGTAGATGTACTGTTCCCCTTATCCAGACCATTCTTTACTGTATCTTTAACACCTAAAACTAAATTAAAATTAGAACAAGAAAATGGCCCAGACCAAATGGCCGTTGTGAAAGAACAGATAAGAGAAGCTACTACTAGGATAGAAGAAGAGGCTATAAGAAACCTTAGACTAGTAGAATACAGACCTGTAGCTATCGAAGCATGTAAACATCTTATTATTACAGGAAATGCTTTACTTAGAAGAATGCCGTCAGGCAAAAGAATACTGTACTCTATTGACCGCTATGGAATTAGACGTGATATAGAGGGTAATGCCATTGAAGTTGTACTATATGACCGAAAGAAATATTGTACCTTTGACCCAGAAATGCAAGCTATGATTAGAGAAGTGCATCCTAAGGTTAAAGATGATGACAAGATGGAATTATTATCTCACTATAAACTAGAAGCTGATGGACGCTGGTGCTTTAAACAAGAAGTAGAAGGTGTAGCTATAGGTAAACAAGTTAAGTATGTTAAAGAAGACTTTGACTTACTACCGTTAGCCTGGAACTTACCTTCTGGTTTTCATTATGCTACTGGCTTAGTAGAAGATAACTCTACTACATTTCATAAGCTAGATGTAACCACAGAAGCTCTTACAGATATGGTAGCTATCGCAGCTGACATTAAGTTCTTTGTTAGACCAGGCTCTGCCTTAGGTTTACAACTAAGAGAACTCAATAATGCACAGCGCGGTGCTTACTTTGCAGGTAATGCAGAGGACATAGCTGTACCAGAGATTAACTTACGTGGTGACTTAGATACTATAGCTAATATAGTAGCTAAATGGGAAGGTGATTTATCAAGAGTATTCTTATTATCTAATGTACGTGACGCTGAACGTGTTACTGCAGAGGAAATAAGGCTTATAGCTAGGGAACTAGAGAGTTCCTTTGGTGGACTGTATTCTCAATTAGCGTTACAATGGCAACAGAAAGAAGCTGACTACGCTTTATCTAAGATGAAGATAGGCTCTGTAGGAAATCTTGATAGTCAATTCGAAGTACTTGTTACTACAGGTATGGAGAGTTTATCTAGGGAAGGTCAAATTGATAACCTTAGATTAGCTATCAGTGACTTGCAGATGTTAGAAGCTGTACCTCAGGAGATTAGGTCTATATTTAATCCAACTAGATTCGGACAGTTTATCTTTGTAAACAGGGGCGTTGCATTAGCAGACTTCCTGAATACTCCTGAAGAGTTACAAGCTATGCAGCAACAGGAGATGGAGATGGCTGGTAGACAAGCTGAGATAGATACTGCTGCTAGTGTAGCACAACATGCTGGTAAATCAGAAATAGATAATATGGACGGTCAACAATAGGAGAGTATATGACTGATGAAAGTAACCCACATTCAAATGTTTCAACTGAAGAGCGTAAAGCTGCTGAGGTAGCTGAACAAGCAGCTGCTAAAGAAACCCCAGTTGAAGAAGCCCCAATACAAGCTGTGTCAAATACAGAGGCCAAGGATAAACCTGTAGACCCTGAAGCAGATGCAGCTCTAGTAGAAGATGATAAAGAGGAAGCAAAGCCTGACGATGGTGAGGCTCCTCTTGATACACAAGCTTGGGGAGATACAAATAGTGAAGTAGGAAATAGTGTTCTGAGATTAATACAGAACGCTGGAGGAACACCCGAACAGGCGAAGGCATTATTGTTTGACGCTGTACGGGATAATGATATGTCTAAGATAGACAAAGCAGAACTTACTAATTTAGTAGGTGAATCAAATGCTACAATCATTATGTCAGGTGCAGCCTCCTATGCTACAGAGATAGCTGCTAAAAACGTAGAGATAGCTAAAACAGTTAATGAAGCCGTAGGCGGTGCAGATAACTGGGAAGCTATACAGAACTGGTCAGACAACTCTGACTTACCTGATGCAGAGAAAGCAGAGTACAATGAACTCTTATCTGCAGGAGGTGCTAAAGCTAGGTTCGCAGCTACAGAACTATTAAGCAAATATAATGCCGATTCTGGCAACACACAAATTACGGACACAAACCGAGTTGACCCTGATGTTGATACAACTACCCAGTCCGAAGCTATAACTGCACGCGAATATTATAAGCGTATGGCTATGGCAAACCGTAAAGGTCAAGATACAACAGCTATAAAAGCGGCAAGAGCAAAAGGCCGTAAGCTAGGTATCTAACCTATAAACTGGGAATAATCCCACAACATTAAATATAAGGAATTAATATGCCTATCCCTTCAGACTCAACTCACTTGAGTGCTCAGGCTACATCAGAAATGATTGAAGAGTATGCTGGCGCAGTGGATTCACAATTCGCTAAGTCGTCAATCATGCGTGGCTTCGTAAACATAGATAACCTACAAGGTACAGACACAAAGATTAAGCGTCGTGTCGGACGTACTGTTCTTAAGAAGGTAGTAGCT